GTAGCTGATGTAGGTAGTGTATACGAAATCGCAGTAGCACAAGACGATGTTGCGCTGTCAGTCGATGTTCGAGCTGACGATACAAATAATGCGATTAATGTTTTTGTAACTGGAGCAACAAGTAAAACGATACGATGGACAGCAATAGTTAAGACGACAGAGGTTGCTCAATAATGGCTCGTAGACTTAGAAGTTTTTTCTTTGACAATAAAAACGGTAAACTTTTTACTGGTGTTAATTACACTCTAAAAGATATTGAAACTCAAGTAGAAGGTACTGAGGCTATTGACGGAACTAAAGTATCAGACTTTGCTAGATCCGCAATACAAACTGGCGCTCAACCCTTCTTAGATAATGACACAAGTTTTTTAACAGCAGCAGCTACAGATAACAGAATTAATGCGGTAGTTGATTCAGTAATTGATTCGGCTCCTGGCGCACTCGACACTCTAAACGAGTTAGCAGCCGCACTTGGCGATGATGCTAACTTCTCTACTACTGTTACGAATAGTATTGCGACTAAATGGACTCAAAACAATACAAAGATTAGCAATTGGGATACTGCATACGGATGGGGCGACCATTCAACAGCAGGATATTTGACCTCAATCGCAGCAAATACAGTAGGAATTACTGAGTTAAATGTTACAGACGGCTCTAACGGTCAAGTACTAACAACTGATGGCTCTGGTACGCTATCCTTTGCTGATGCTGCTAGTGGCGAGTCATTTGCAGCATCTCTATTTCATACACTTGATAATCCTAATGCTTATGATACAGGTGTTAATGATAATTTTGGTGAGTCAGTAGCAATATCAGGCAAATATGCAATTGTTGGTGTTCGTTATGAAGACGATGCTGGCGGTCTTTCTTCTGGTAAAGCATATATCTTTGATGTGACAACAGGTTCATTGGTTCACACATTAGATAATCCTAATGCTTATAATACAAGTGCTCAGGATAAATTTGGTACCTCAGTAGCAATATCAGGTAACTATGCAATTATTGGTGCATCTTTAGAAGATGATGGAGGTGGCACTCAGTCGGGTAAAGCATACATCTACAATGTCACTACAGGTGCTTTAGTTCATACATTAGATAATCCAAATGCTTATAGTACAAGTGCTGGTGATTACTTTGGTGAGTCAGTAGCAATATCTGGTAATTACGCCATTGTGGGCGCTATATTCGAGGATGATGCTAGTGGCAGTTCTTCTGGTAAAGCATATATCTTCAATGTAACTACTGGTGCATTACTTCATACGCTTGATAATCCTAATGCTTATGATACAGGTCTTGAGGATAAATTTGGCGGCTCAGTAGCAATATCAGGTAACTATGCTATTGTTGGCGCTTGGAGTGAAGATGATGCTGGCGGTTCTTCTGCAGGTAAAGCATACATCTACAATGTAACAACAGGTACACTACTTCATACGCTCGATAATCCAAATGCTTATGGTACAAGTGCGAATGATTACTTTGGTAACTCAGTAGCAATATCTGGTAACTATGCTATTTTTGGCGCACCTTATGAAGAGGGTTCTGATGGCGGTTCTTCTGCAGGTAAAGCATACATCTACAATGTATCAACAGGTGAATTAGTTCATACGCTCGATAACCCTAGACTTTATGCTTATGAGGACCAGTTTGGCTACGCAGTATCAATATCTGGTAACTATGCTATTGTTGGTGCATATGCGCTAGGTTATACTTATGGAGGTATAGCACACATCTTCAATGTCACTACAGGTGAATTAGTTGCTACGCTCGATAATCCTAATCCTTATGGTACAACTGGAAATGATTACTTTGGTTATTCAGTGTCAATATCTGGTAACTATGCTATCGTTAGTGCTCACGGTGAAGAGGCTGATGATGGCACTAACGCCGCTGGCAGGACATATATCTATCAATTATCTACTCCAGGATACGCTCCAAACGCTGATGAATTCACTTATTCACTAGCTGCCGCAGCTTCTGGTGGTGGTGGGATCTCTGAGCTTTCAGAAGATACATCACCTGAACTTGGTGCCAATTTAGATACAAACGGTCATTCTATTGGAACAGGATACGCCAATCTTAGCTTCTATGAAGACAATGCACCTGGACTTATATCAGGTCGAGTTATTTACGCCAACGCTTACAATAAATTAGTCTTATCAAGAGGTGAATTAATATTTACAAATAGTGGTGATAGCCCTGTAACAATTACTACTCCCTCTAGTGTAGGGTCTGGTTATACACTAACACTACCTACTAGTGCCGGCGCTAATGGTCAAGTTCTAACTACAGACGGTTCTGGTAACCTTTCATTCGCTGATGCTTCTGGTGGTATCTCGAATCTTGTAGAAGATACAACTCCTCAGTTGGGCGGCAACTTAGACTTACAGAGTAACATGATCTTTGGTGGGCAGAATGGAAGTGGGGCTATTTCATACGCCAGTATTACAGGTATGTATAACGGCAGTAACGGTTCTGCTGGTGATGTATATATTCGTGGTGCTCGTGGAGGCTCCAATACTGACGGTACTGTTTATATTCAAGGCAATGCGACTGATGTAAGTGGTGGGTCAGGGAATGTATACGTAGGTAACCCCTCTTCAGATACTGTTAGAATTCAAAACTTAATCTACCCATCATCAGACGGCACTAATGGTCAAGTATTAACTACTAATGGTTCTGGTACTTTATCGTTTGCTTCTATTTCTGCTGGATCTAATAATATAGGATATCTTAATATTCCAGCAGTAGGCACAAAAACCTCTTCATATACACTTAGTACAAATGATGTGGGGAAATATGTTCAGATAGGATCAGGCGGTAGTATTGTTGTGCCTAACAGCACATTTTCTGAAGGCGATGTTGTTTCTATTTTTAATAATACTACAGGCGATAGAACAATTACTCTTTCTATATCTACTGCATATATAGGCGGGACAAATACAAACGTATCATCTGTTACTTTAGCAACTCGAGGAATAGCTACTATATTTTTTATCTCTAGTACACTTTGTGTCATTAACGGAAATGTGTCATAATGGCAGGCATTCAGAATTTTCTTATATCTAATGTGCCGCCTTCAGAATCAGCACCAGCACTTTATGATTTTTCTTTTTTTGATTTTAGTTCAGCAAATACAGTAGGTAGAACTGGCCCAAGTCTTAGTACTCTAAAATCTTTTTATAACACTTCAACAAATCCTTGGTTAAATAATACTAGTTTTTATAATGCAGTTAATGGTATTCAATATTGGACTGTTCCGCAAACTGCTACATATAAAATAAGAGTAGCGGGAGCAAGTGGAACAAATACAGCCGGCTCAGGATATACTGGAGCAGGAGCTATAATGCAGGCAAATTTTATTTTAGAAGCGGGAACTATTCTTTTTATATTAGTGGGCCAACAGTCATATTACAATGGTATAAGACCTTGGCAAGGAGGCGGCGGAGGAACTTTCGTTGCCACTGGAAACTCAGTAGCTACTTCTGATCCTTTGATTGTTGCTGGAGGAGGAGGTACAATTAGATCTACTACAACCTATAATCAAAATCTTAGAGCAAATACTGGCACCAGCGGTAAAAATGGATCAGGATCAAACGGAGGCACTGGCGGGTATGCTGCTAGTGGTGGCGGACATAATGCAGACAGCAGTGGCGGCGGCGCCGCAGGATTTTACACCGACGGCAATAGTAAAGGAGATCTACGTCGGCCAGTATTTGTGTCAGGATATAATTATTTCTTAGGAGCGCAATCTTTTAGAAATGGAGGAGAGGGAGGACACTTTGATACCACCTATGATACCTCACAACCATCTTCACGATCAGGATTGCACGGTGGGTTTGGCTGTGGCGGACCAGGCGGTTGGGGCGGTTCGGGCGGTGGAGGCGGCTATTCTGGTGGTGGTAACTGTAACAACAGCAACTATTCCGGTGGTGGAGGAAGTTTTATAGCTTCTGCGGCATCTAATGCTTGGACTAGTGATGGCTCTTTTTACGCACCAAGTTCTGTAACCGCTCCTTATCCTGGAAGCGTGGGAAATTTAAATGCATTCAATTACAAACCCTCTAATGGATACTGTACAATAACAAAATTGTAAGGAGAATTTATGGATATCATAACAGAAACATACGACTATATAATAAATAATATTGAAGAAGATAGTCCAGAAACTTTTATTATGAATTATTTAAATGAATGCTCTCTAACAGAACAGGAAAAAACAGAAGTATTAAATTTACTTGCTGCTGACTATAGTATTTAATATTATAAATAAAAGAAACACCGAAGGAACGCACGAATGGCATTATCAACTAGACAAGAGCTAATAGACTACTGTTTGCGTAGGCTTGGCTTTCCTGTCATCGAGATTAATGTTGATGAAGATCAGGTCAACGACCGCATCGATGATGCCATTCAACTTTGGCAAGAGTATCATTTTGATGGCGTAGAGCGAACTTATGTTCAGCATAAGATCACTGGCTCTACTCTCAATCTCACTACTCCTGCTGGTGGTAACTTTCTAAATAACGACAGAGTTACTGGCTCAACTTCAGGTGCTAGTACAGTAGTAAGGAGTGGGTCGGGCACAACTCTAACTGTTGAAGATACTGCTGGCGTATTTGTAGCAGGAGAAACAATCACAGGTTCTATTTCTGGTACCATAGCATCCCTTGACTCTACTACACCGTATGTCGCAGGTGATATGGATAACAAGTATATTCCTATCAGTAACGGCATTACAGGTGTTATCAGACTATTCAACTTTGGTGGTGCTGCAACTTCAAACACTAAAGACGGCAATTTATTCGACATACAGTATCAGTTTAGACAAAACGATTTGTACAATCTGATGGGCGCTGACATGATTTACTACAGCATGGTTCAGTCTCATCTTCAAACACTCGATGAACTTCTTATCAGTGACAGACAGATTCGTTTTAACAGAAAGACTGATAGACTATATATCGACACAGATTGGGACAAGACATTTGATCCTGGTGACTATGTAGTTGCTGAAGCTTACGCAATTCTTGATCCAGAAGAATACACAGAAGTCTATGACGATATGTGGTTAAAAAAATACGCTACTGCTCTTATCAAAAGACAGTGGGGCGAGAACATGAAGAAGTTTGGTGGAATTCAAATGCCAGGCGGTGTTACGCTCAACGGCGACAAAATTTTCGAAGAGGCTATTACAGAGATTAATGCTATAGAAGACGAGATGCAATCTCGCTACGAATTACCTCCTTCGTTCTATGTAGGATAAGATCATGCCTACAAACTTTTACTTTCAAAGTGGACTGACAAGCGGAACTACCAATGAACAGCGTCTCATCGAAGACCTTATCATTGAGAGCTTAAAAATCTACGGCCAAGATATCTACTATCTTCCACGAACACAAGTAGCAACTGATGATATCTTTGACGAAGATACGTTGTCTCAGTTCAATCAAGCGTATCCTCTAGAAATGTATATTCAGAATGTCGATGGCTTCGAAGGCCAGGGCGAACTGTTTACAAAATTTGGTATTGAGATACGAGATCAAGCTACGTTTGTTCTATCTAAAAGAAGATGGGAGCAAATGGTACAAACTTCTGGTGGAGAATTCTCTCTAGAAGCAAGACCATCAGAGGGCGATTTACTATTCTTTCCTCTCACTGGCTCTATGCTTGAAATCAAGATGGTAGAGTTTCAAAATCCTTTCTATCAGTTAAGCAAGATCAATGTATTCAATCTACAGTGTGAAACCTTTGAGTATTCTTCTGAGGTTATTAACACTGGCGTTGCTGTTATAGATAACATATACGCAGAACAAAACATCGATATGTTCTTGTATCAATTCTTGTTGGAAGACGGTACACTTCTGCTACAAGAAGATGGCACTTCTATTATTCTAGAAGACTATGCGCTTACTAAGTCTACAGAAAGAACTGATAATACTGATTTCATTTTAGAAAATGAGGCTGATGATATTCTAGATTTCTCTGAAGTCAATCCGTTTGGAGAAATAGGTTAATGTTTAAAAATACTCAATTCTATCACGAACATATTCGCAAAGCGATTGTTGCTTTCGGAATGATATTTAATAACATTCGTGTAGAAAGAAGAACAACTGAAGGGGAAATCGCACAAGTTATGCGAGTGCCTCTTGCGTATTCAACAAAGCAAAAGTTTCTCTCTCGTATCGCTTTGATACCTGACGCAGAGTCTCGTGGCGAAGTGGCAATTGTTTTGCCTCGTATGGGCTTTGAGATACAACAACTAACATATGATCCTAGCCGAAAAGTTTCACCTATTCAAAGAAACAAAGCAGTAGGAGAGGGCGATGATACGACTACTGTAAGGTCTTCTTATGTAGCAACGCCTTACAACATGTCTCTTGCTCTTTATGTGTTTGCAAAAAATCAAGAAGACGGACTCAGAATTGTAGAACAGATACTACCTTTTTTCAATCCTGATTTTAACATTACTGTCAACGAGATGCCAACGCTTGGTATTAAACGAGACATAAAAATTACACTCGATAACATAGACTATGATGATACCTATGAAGGCGAGCTTGCTGACAGACAAAGTATTATCTGGACCTTTAACTTTACAATGAGATTAAACTTCTACGGTCCTGTTGACAATGTAGGAGTAATTAAAGAATCTATTGCTAAATTGTACGAAAAAGATGACTTCTTAAATGTAAGAGTTAAGAGTACAGCAACAATAGGAAATGATGGTGTTATAGATAAAACATTAACGCCAGCAGATGAATATGAATATATAACTTCAATCTTAGAAAGTTTTGGTGATGAAATTGAATAATCCATTTGAAGAGTTAGACGCTACGTTTAACACAAAAGACAAGACAAAGGCTCTTGAGAGCAATCTAAAACAAACACGAGAAGAGAATAATCTTCCTGTGCCTCCTGCAAACGCAGAACAAGACTTAGAAGATGACTTTCAAGAAGCAAGAGATATTTTGAAAAGAACTGCTGAATATAGCGAAGAAGCTATCAAAGGCATGCTTCACATTGCAAGAAACAGTGACCAGCCTAGAGCATATGAAGTAGCAGGTCAGCTTATCAAAGCGTTACAAGATAATGCGAATGCTATGATGGACGTACAAGACAAAGCAAAGAAAGTCAAAGGCGAAGAAGTCAAAGCTAAAAACAATGCAGTAACAAATAATAATTTGTTTGTTGGCAGTACAAAAGATTTGCTACGAGCATTAAAAGATGAGCAAGTAATAGAGCATGAGTGAAGAAACTTCCTATCACGGAAATCCTAACTTAAAATCTATTGGACATAAACACGATTTTACTCAAGAACAAATCAAAGAGTATCTAAAGTGTCAATCAGATCCAATTTATTTTATTGAGAACTATTGTCATATTGTGACACTAGATAATGGTCTACAACTATTTAAACTGTATGATTGTCAGAAGAAAAAAGTTGAAATCATAGTCAACGAACGAAAAGTTATTCTGATGGAAGGCAGACAGCAAGGTAAGACTGTTACTGCTGCTGCTTGTATTCTTCACTACACGATATTTAATGCTGATAAAACTGTTGCTATCATGGCAAACAAAACAGCATCAGCAAGAGAAGTACTTCTTCGTTATCAAACTATGTATGAGAACTTGCCTATATGGATGCAGCAAGGCGTAAAGACATGGAACAAAGGTGACGTTGAGTTAGAGAATAACTGTAGAGTATTTACAGCAGCGACAACGACATCTGGTATTCGTGGTAAGTCTGTAAACTGGCTATACATTGACGAAGCGGCAATTATTCCAAACAATGTTGCTGACGAATTCTTCGCATCTGTATATCCTACAATTTCTGCTGGTGAAACTACAAAGATTCTGCTCACTTCTACTCCTCTTGGTTATAATCACTTCTGGAAGTTCTGGAATGAAGCAGAGAAAGGCACGAATGGATTCGTTAGTCACTTTATTCCTTATACTGATATTCCAGGCAGAGATGAGGCATGGGCAGAACAGCAGTTAAAACTTCTTGGCGAACTCAAGTTCACACAGGAAGTACTGTGTGACTTCTTAGGGTCATCGAACACACTTATCAACGCTAGAACTATCGCAACACTCAGTTCTAAAGATCCTTTATATGAGAATCCTGAAGGAAACGGTGTTGATATATATGAAGACCCACAAGAAGATCATTATTATTGTATTACAGTAGACACTGCTAGAGGTATAGGTGGTGACTATTCAGCATTTGTTGTTTTTGATATTACAGAAATGCCTTACAAGGTAGTAGCTAAGTATCGAAATAACAAAATTGCCCCTATGCTATATCCAAATGTTATAGCAAAAGTTGGGCAAGATTATAATAACGCTTTTGTTCTTATCGAGAACAATGATATAGGCGGTCAAGTAGTAGAGATATTACACGAAGAAATAGAATACGATAATATCTTTAGTACAGTGACAGAAAAATCTAGACAGTATGTATCGCCAGGCTTTGGTAAGTCTACAAGACTAGGCGTTAATACATCTAAACAAGTAAAGAGACAAGGTTGTTTCAACTTCAAGTCTCTTATGGAAGAAAAGAAACTCTTAGTGTTTGATGCTGATATTATCAGTGAAATATCTACATTTGTTGAAAAGGGAAACACTTATCAAGCAGATGAAGGATACAATGACGACTGTGTTATGTGTATGGTTCTCTTTGGTTGGCTATCTACGATGCCATTTTTCAAAGAATTGGTAGATGTTAATACCAGAGAAGGACTTTACAAACAAGAAATGCAGAGTATTACACAGAATCTTACTCCTTTTGTAATGAGAAAGAGCAATGAAGAGCCTGAAGCATGGGTAGCAGGTGGAGATTACTGGTTAATGGATGATGAGTATAGCAAAAGATTGAAAGAGTCTAAGTTCAAATATTAAAAGTTATAAATAATCAGAGAAAACATAACAATATTGTTGTCTGATTTTTTAACGAGGAGAATAAATATGGCTTTTCAGCTATCACCTGGAGTCCAGGTAACAGAGAGAGACCTCACTTCAGTAGTTCCTGC